CTGGTGTAGATAAAGATGAATTTGATAGATGGATTGGGCAAATTATTAGTGCTGCTCGTGTTTTAGTACCAGAAATATCCAATGTAATTAAAGGTAAATTTGGTCCAGATCCAGATATACCCCCAGGTATTGCAAATCCATTTACTAATCCATCACAAGCACTGAAAGATGTTATCGACCTTATTGGGTATGGCAACAGTCAAGCCAGATCAGCTCTTCTTGGAATACCATCAAATATTCTAAATGATATTTTAAGCACTTCTATTAATAAAGAAGGAATTGCTGCAGGAATCAATATGGCGGGTAAGATAACAGGATTAGAGTCTGCCACAAACATGCTTAATGATTATAATGAATTTTTGGCAAATCCAAATGGACCTGGTTCTAGTCCAGATAATAGACTTGATGCAAGTAGTTCATTAAGCCCAACAGACTACACAAATCTTTCTAATGCTGTAAATACTCCAGAAATTAATAATCTAATTAGTGGTCTACAAAATGGTGAGTTTAGTGACGAAGTAGTTTCTGTTCCAGGTCTTGGTGAATTTACCGAAGCAGATATAAAAAAAGACACATTAAAAAATACAATTGAGAGGGCAGTAAATGATCAAATTTATAAGAGTGCGGGATTAGATAATAGTTTACACAATAATGTACAGGTTGATATTGATCAAACTATAGCAACTGGTAATATTGTTTTAACAAAAGAATACGTCTTTAGACCAGGTGGAAGTGTTGCACAGGCGGAAAGTAATCCAGTTGGAAAAGTTTTATCATCTATGGGTGTCCCTTTAGATACAGCAGGATCGGGAAATCCAATTATGACTTATGCAGGATTTGCTGCCGCCTCAGTTGGTTTAAGTAATGCGGAAAACCATGGTGGAGTATATAATGCACCAGGAATGTTTTATCAAGTAACATTGCCTATGGGTGGAAATATGGGAGAATCTAGATATTCATTTAAACCTACTATTAAAGAAAATAAGTATAAAAATTTGAAAAAACCATACATTCTTCCAGAAATAAAACAAGAAAAAATAAAGTATCGCCCTAAAGTTAATAAAACTGGTACAAGATCTGTTGGTGATGGTCTAATGAAGAAAGCAGAAGTTCCAACATCCTTCAAGAGACTTGAGGATACTATGTGGAAGAAGCAAGATCGCCATTGGAATGCGAGATACTCTCAAGAGAGAAAGAATATGATTCTGGATGCAGTAGGAACTTCAGATCACGCTTGGGAATATATTACAGATCGTAGTGCATCTGATAATGAGTCAAAAGTATATGAGAACTTTGGTCAGGGTATTAAAAATCAAATAGTGAGTAAGAAAAAAGTTGGAAACGACTATATTGTTAAAATGTATAATGAAGAAGGAAAATTAGAAACTTTAACACAATCAGTCTTAAATGAGCGTCTCCAAAGGGAGCATGAGTTAAACTGTAACATTAAAGAACAAGAGACTTTAGATGCATATAATGATCCTCTTGTAAGAAGAATTAAAAATAAATTAAGAACACAAATTGATTATGAGGATAAACCTGCTATCATGGGGTATCCAGATGAAAAACCAAAACAAATGAACCAGGGGTGGCATCCGGACTATGGTGATAGGCACGATTATTATAATAGATTAGATAGACATAGTGCAGATACTATGCAGAATGCTCCTACACAAGATCCAAAAATTGATATGAAGGTTCAAAAGCAAACTACCAGACAGAAGGCATTAAAAATTATTAATGATGTAAGAACTTCTAGAACACGGTATGCAAAGGCAACAAAGAAAAATAAATAGTTCGTTGGTAAACCAATAAAATGGCAAGAACAGTACCTGGATCGGGAGCAGTTATATCAGCAAATTTTAATTCCTCATATGGAATTGAATCGTTTACCATCTCAAATGGGGGAACTGGATACGCTTCAACAGATCCTCCACAAATATCAATAACAGGGACTACAGTACCAACTACTGCTGGATCTTTTTATCCAATCATAGTTAATGGTGAAATAACATCAATTAAAATTCTGTCTTCTGGTTCTGGATATATCCCATTAGTATCAGTAGCATCAACGGCAGTCGGTATTGCATCTATCACAAGAGTAGGAAACAACGAATTTACTGTTGGTAATGATATTGTTAGTGCTATCCTTCTTGAGGATCCTGGATTTGGATATAGTTCTCAACCAACTGTTACGATTGCAGATCCTGCAATTATTTCTGGTGCTTCAGGAAACTTCAGATTTAATGAGATTGTTAGAGGTGAAAGGTCTAGAGCTGAAGCAAGAGTAAGAGAGTGGGATAACGTAAATGCTCTCTTAAAAGTATCTCATGTTTCAATAGGTTCAACTATACCGATAGGATTCTTCCCAGGAGAAATGGTTGTCGGTACAGAGTCTGGCGCATCTTGGATGGTTCAGGTTTATTCGCATGATGATACATATGATAAATATACCGAGAATGATGAGTTTGAAACTCTTGGAGATAATCTCTTAGATTTCACTGAAACTAATCCGTTTGGGACATTTTAATGTTAGGAAATTATTATTATCACGAAATAATCAGAAAGACGATCATCGCATTTGGAACCTTATTCAATGATGTTCATGTTCGTCACACTGATCAGGCAGGAAATGCTGCTGGAGATTTAAAAGTCCCACTTGCATATGGTCCAAGTCAAAAATTCTTAGCAAGAATTACTCAACAGGCAGATTTGAATAAACCAATTCAAATTACAATGCCTAGAATGTCATTTGAAATGACTTCTATTGACTATGATCCATCTAGAAAGTCTAGTTTAGTTCAAACTTTTAAAACTTGTGATGATGGAAGTAAGGTAAAGAAAGTATTCATGCCTGTTCCATATAATATTGGATTTGAATTAAATATTCTGTCCAAATTAAACGATGATTCTCTTCAAATTTTAGAGCAAATTCTACCATATTTTCAACCACATTTTAACTTAACTATTGACTTAATTGAGTCGATTGGAGAAAAAAGAGATATTCCCATTATTCTTGAATCAGTCAATTTTCAAGACGACTATGAAGGAAACTTCGATACAAGAAGGGCACTGATTCACACTTTAAGATTTACAGCAAAAACATATCTGTTTGGTCACATTGCTGATAGTAGTGACGGACTTATTCGTAAGGTTCAGGTTGATATGTATAGCAGCACTGATCGTAAAACTGCTAAGCGCGAAATGCGTTACACAGTTACACCAACATCAAAGATTGATAGAAACGATGATGGTGTAATCAATTCTGCAGATCATCTTCTCCTCGAACCTGGAGATGACTTTGGATTTGATGAAGAATGGCAGTTCTTAGGAGACGGCAAATCTTATAGCCCAACTAGACAAACTGATATTTAATAACCATGAGCGATAATTATGAGTCCATTGACAACGCACTTGATATTGAAAGTAGCATTGTTGAATCAAAACCAATGAAACCTGTTCCTCCAAAAGAGGAAAAGACTGATATAAAGAAAGATTATGAATATACTCGTGCTAATTTATATTCTCTTATAGAAAAAGGTCAGGAAGCAATTAATGGTATTATGGAACTTGCTGGAGAAAGTGCAAGTCCCAGAGCATATGAAGTTGCTGGTCAATTAATTAAGTCAGTTGCAGATACTACCGATAAATTAGCAGACCTCCAGAAGAAACTAAAAGATATAGAAGAAGATACTACTAAAAAAGGTCCAAGCAATGTTACAAATAATGCATTGTTTGTCGGATCAACAAGTGAGTTATCGAAACTACTCAAACAAGGTTTTCTAAATAATACAGAAGATACTCCCAAATAATGGCGAAAAAATCCTGTAAAAAAGGATATTACTATTGTTACGCTTCTAAAAAGTGTAAGAAAATCCCTATGGGATATGTCGTTGGTATGGGTGGTTGGCTCCGTAAAGAAAAAGAAGAAGACGAAACTGAGGGTAAGAAAAAGAATGGGAATGGAAATGGTGCAAATGGCGATGGAAATGGGAATGGGGAGTCTGATGGGGGCTCTAATGGCGGAGGAGTATCGGAATCGTGGAGTGCAAAGTATAAAAAATCCATCGATTGTAATAATCCAAAAGGATTCTCTCAACGAGCACACTGCCAGGGTAGAAAGAAAGTGAATGAAGCAACAATGAGTTCTGCCCAAAAAAGAAAAGACACTATGCTGAAGAAAAAATATGATAAGTCTGATATGAAGCAGAATATGATCGATCAGTATGGTAAAGAAGAAGGTACCAAAATTTACTTTGCTACTATTCGTAAGCAGGCAATGAAAGAAGAAAAGAAAGGTGACCATGAAATTTCCATGGCACAATCTCAGTTAAAAAAATCTGAGCGTAATATTAAAAAGTTGAGAAAAGCACTCGGTACAAAAGAAAGAGATATTCCTGCCTGGGTACAAGCAAAAATCACAGATACGGAGCACAATACCGATGCCGCCGCTGGATATATGGAAGAAGGAAAACGTGATGGTAAGTCTGCTAAGTCCAAAGGTTACTCACTCCGCGACTGGTTTAAAGGTGGTGGTTGGGTTCAAGCAGGTGGTAAGTACGATGGAAAACCATGCGCTAGACAACCAGGACAAAAAACTAAACCATTTTGCCGTGATGCTGATGATCGAGCCAACATGAGTAAAAAAGAGAGAAGTAGAAGAGCAGCAAAAAAACGTAGAGAAGATCCAAATCCCGATAGAAAAGGAAAAGCAAAAATGGTAACCGACAACTATTCAAACTGGAGAAACGAACTTCAACTAGATGAAGGCATGGGTCTTGGTCTTGCTGCTGGTGCTGCTGCACTCGCTGCTGCGCCATATCTTGCTAAAAAGTTTTTAAAACCAAAGGTAGATAAAGTTATTGATAAAAAAAGAAAAACTGCTCCAATTGGTGGAGATAGAAGAGTTCCTCAACTGGAAGGACGTTATTCTGGTGGCGGTGGTCTGAGACCTGGTGATAGAATTAAAATGCTTGATGGAAGTTTGAAGTCCCTTAAAGACATTGATGCTAAGTTAAAAGAA